CCTTCGCGTCCTTTTTTACTCATTTACACTGGTTTTTTAACCTAGTGTCAATTAGCACTAATATATCAAGTAGTATTAGTGCTTTTCTGCCGCGCTTCGCTTGCCTTCCACTTTGTCGGGGATCGGCAAAGCCGTCCCCTAAAAAGTGGTGTTTTTTAGAGTTTTTACGTTTTACTCTTGGTTTTCATCGACTACGTCGGTGATTTTGTGTTTGTTTTTTGCGTCTTTTTTTTCTTTTGCCGCTTTAAACTTTTCGTTTAATTGTTGTAGTTCTTCTCTGGCTTGTGTAGCCAGTTCTTCGCGTTCCGCTAAATCTAATGTTTCAGGATCTTTTGCAAATCCTTCTCCTTCTTCCCATAATGGGGTTTTTTCACCGTCTATTGGTAAACCTTTTGCGTATCGAACTAATATCTCACGCATTGTCATTGTTTGATCTGGTACTGTTTCTGACGGTTTGTTATTAACTTGTCCTTTATATGGAAAGTCTGTTGCGTTACCGCTGTTTTTAATTGTTCTCATAGTTTTTGTCTTTGTAATGATTGTTTTTTGTTTCTACGAAATTGATTTAAATGTCTTTGTACTATATGGAAATCGAAATTTTCGATTCCTATCTCCTTTAATAAGTCGTCTGTTTGTTTTTCGGCTAATTGTTTCATATGTATTGAAATCATGAATTTTTCGCCGTCTTTATACATTTTGTCTTTGTAGTATCTTGGCATTGATGCCTTTTTTCCGTCTTTTAACGGAAGATACATACGTTCCTCGAGTTTATTTTTATGCCATTTTATGGCTTGTGGTGTGAGATAAGATTTTCCTAGACCTTTAGACATAAGTGAAAATTCTTTTTGTCTATCGTCTTGTTGGTGCATTGGAATTTGTTTTTCTTTTGATATATATTTTAAAGTATACCCAATACTAGCATCGTTAACATCGCCAAAATGGCAATGACCGATAGTAGTATTATTAAGATTCCAAGCGCTCTCAACGCTGTTACAATTACCATTAAAAAGGATAATATGATAATGTGGGCGTTGCGTTTTATCTCCATATTCGCCCACTGCGTAGTAAGATATTTTTTCATTGGTTAATTTTCTTAATCGTTTGAAAAATTTTTGTAAATCTGTTTTACGTAATGTTTGTAATCCGTTTTCTGTTGTAGGCACGTTTGATTCGTCGTATGTTAAGGTAACGAATTGTGATGTGTTGCTTACTTGGCCATGTTTTGTTAATCGGAAACTCCACCCCGAGATCCTTCTCTTCTGACAGGGTGGGCATTTCCCACATGGAAAAGGAATGTAGCCCATTGTGACTCCATTCACTATTTCCATTTTTTTGTAGTAGGGTGTTATACATCTTGTAGACATGTTAAAAGTTTGGTGTTCCGAACTTAGGCATTGGCCTTACTGCTTTAATTTTGTGCATTATTTGACAATATAAATTGTCCTCTCCGTCCTGTACTGCGAAAATTCTTTCGCACTGATCTGGTGTACATTCTATAAATGTGTCGTTTAATGCAGGTTGTGTTGCAAATATTCTTCCTAGATGCCAGTAGTCTAATACTGTTCTAAAGTCCCCCGCTACGCGTGAAGCTTGATATTTGTATTCGGCATAACGTGGAACGTAACCGAATGTATCTTCTGCTGTTGCTGTATATGCGTATAGCTCGTTGTTTGTTACGGGTTGTTCGCCAATATGGGCGAATGATGGCCAGAAGAAATCTAATGGATCAGATTTAAGGTATGTTTTTGGTATTCCTTGTTGATATGCAGGTTGTGGCATTACTGACATGATGCCAATAATATATCCATGTTCTTCGCAAAAATAATTACCATATTTTCCTGTTGATACTGCTACTCCGTGTCCTGCCATGTTTCCTTGTGCTTCTTCTGCTGTTGCTGATGTGTTTAATACTTCTGAAATAATTACAGGGGTTTTTAAACCTGTAATATATTCTGGTCTTTGTAATCTTTTATCTGATGACCTAACACCGAAATGCATTAAAATGTTTTCAATGTATCTTGTTCCGCCTCTAGCATTTTTTTCCAACCATTCTTGTAATCTAAATGCTCTACGTAGATCATTTATTGTTGTTGGTGTTATATCTGTTTCAGATGTTTTTGCTATTAATGCACTTGTTTCTGTAGGTAGTGATGATAAATTATATGGTACGGTGTTTCCTATTACTCCAGTTCCTGCGTATAATGAACCTACATAACCTCCAGTTCTATTATATGTTGCTTCTTCATCGTTATTCCAAGTTACTCTTGTATCTCCTGCTATTGATCCAATTGGAATGTCTACTGCTGTTCCTTTTTGTGCAAAGGGTAGGGATGCTGTAAAATAATCATGTTCCCATGCTCTTTGACGCATTTTTACTAAATCGACTACGTCTCCTGTATTGTTTCCATCTGTTAATGTATAATCGACTTCTGTTACTAAGTTTTCGTCTCTATAGTATTCGTTATAAATTGCTTGATATGCTGCTATTGGTAAAGCGTTTAAAGCTTGTGTTATTCCTGTTCCTGTGTTTGGGGGTATTCCCATATAATCTAGGAATTTTTTTTGATCTGCTGTAAAGTCGTCTGTATAATTTATGTATGGTAATGGGTTAGGCGTGTTTGCGTCAACTATATATTTTTCCCAATTTTCCCATGTTAATCTGTTTGGTACAAAGAAATAGTGTACTGATACGTCCATGCGGTGCATGACGGGTGCGACCATAGGGGCGAATCTGATAAGACTGTCGCAGCCTATTTGAAAGCTGTCTCCTGGTACACATTCTGTTACTAGTACTGGTGTTAAGTTGCCCATTTTCATGGACATTTTTACGTCATGACTTAGGTCGAAGACGTTTTTTTTCGGTTTTTCTACTTGTACCGAGTTGAAGATGTTTTTTCCCATTGTTGTTGGTTTTTTGTTGATAAGTTTTTTAATTAAAGACGAATTCCGCCACGACTAACATAGTACGTGCGTAGTTTTTTGCTTTTTCCTTTAGAGTAAGTTCCTCTTTTTTTGTAGCTTTTGCTACGTTTTCTGTAAGCCATGTTGTTGATTTTTAATTGTTTATAATTCTATTTAACATAATGTTTTGCTTATAATTAACATTAGGATAAGTGTTTATCAGTAAGTTATGAATTTTATTTGATATTTTATATTAATCCCCTACCCTAGGGGTTATCTTGTCATTGCTGTTACTAATATTTTTAATAATGATGATGAAATTGGTCCTGCGGCACCAACGAAGTCATCTATTTGTTGTTTCCATTTTGCTTCTATAGCTGTTATATTATTTTTACTTACTAGTCCTTTATTTATTAATTCTATTTGATCTGATAAAAATCCATTTATTTTATATTTTATTGCTTGGTTTAATCCGTTATATTGATTATTTGTTACAAGTTGTTTTACTTCTTGTGTTAATTTGTCGTATTCTCCTGCTTGTAATGATTGTTTTAATCTGTTCATCCTGGTTGCTTCCATGATGTTATCTGTTTGTTCTAATATTTTTGCATTATTTAAACCTGGTGTTTCTGTTCTATCAGGTAATGTTTGTTCTTTGTAACTATTATCTAGTTTTAATCCTGCTATTTGTTGTTCCTGTATTTTTAATGCGTTTTGTTGTTGTTGTACCCCAAAGTATTGGGATACTATTTGGCCGCCATCTATTTGTGGTGCGTTAGGCGACCATGATTTTGTGTCTGTTGATCGTACGGGTTGTGATATTGAATTTGCTCCGCCACCATATATAAGGTGGGGGGATAGTCCCGCTTCTTTTAATCGTGCCATTTGTTGTAGTGGTGAGTTGTACTCGTTTGTTCTTGCCCAGTCCGCTAAAGCGTCCTCTCGTTGTTTTCCGTACATCGCTTCGTTCCACTTGCGTGTTTTTCTGTTCATTGCACCTTGTGATATTAGGTTTGCAATTGAAGTTGCAGCTGTTATTGCTCCTGCAGGTATTCCACCTGTTGCTGTTGCTGCTGCTATTTTTGGTAGTTCTAATGGTACTCCCATTTTTTTGTTTTTTTTGTGTTTTTAATTGACTCTAGGTCGTTTTTTTTGTGTTATTCGTGCTTTTGTCCTTGTCGTACCTTCGCGTCCTTTTTTACTCATTTACACTGGTTTTTTAACCTAGTGTCAATTAGCACTAATATATCAAGTAGTATTAGTGCTTTTCTGCCGCGCTTCGCTTGCCTTCCACTTTGTCGGGGATCGGCGAAGCCGTCCCCTAAAAAGTGGTGTTTTTTAGAGTTTTTACGTTTTACTCTTGGTTTTCATCGACTACGTCGGTGATTTTGTGTTTGTTTTTTGCATCGCTTTTCGCTTTTGATGCTTTGATTCTTTCATTAATTTGTTGTAGTTCTTCTCTAGCTTGAGTTGCTAGTTCTTCGCGTTCCGCTAAATCTAATGTTTCAGGATCCTTAGCGAATCCTTCTCCTTCGTCCCATAATGGGGTTTTTTCTCCGTCTATTGGTAGTCCTTTTGCGTATCGAATTAATATCTCACGCATTGACATAGTTTGGTCTGGTACTGTTTCTGACGGTTGATTGTTAACTTCTCCTAAATAAGGAAAGTCTTTTGCGTTTCCGCTGTTTTTAATTTTTGTCATAATTTTTGTCTTTGTGATGATTGTTTTTTGTTTCTTCTAAATTGATTTAGATGTCTTTGTACTATATGGAAATCGAAATTTTCGATTCCAATCTCTTTTAATAGATCGTCTGTTTGTTTTTCGGCTAATTGTTTCATGTGTATTGAAATCATGAATTTTTCGCCGTCTTTATACATTTTGTCTTTGTAGTATCTTGGCATTGATGCCTTTTTTCCATCTTTTAATGGAAGATACATGCGTTCTTCTAATTTATTTTTATGCCATTTTATGGCTTGTGGTGTGAGGTAAGATTTTCCTAGTCCTTTGGACATAACTGAAAATTCTTTTTGTCTATCATCTTGTTGATACATTGGAATTTGTTTTTCTTTTGATATATATTTTAAAGTATACCCAATACTAGCATCGTTAACATCGCCAAAATGGCAATGACCGATAGTAGTATTATTAAGATTCCAAGCGCTCTCAACGCTGTTACAATTACCATTAAAAAGGATAATATGATAATGTGGGCGTTGCGTTTTATCTCCATATTCGCCCACTGCGTAGTAAGATATTTTTTCATGAGTTAATTTTCTTAATCTTTTGAAAAATTTTTGTAAATCTGTTTTACGTAATGTTTGTAATCCGTTTTCTGTTATAGGCACGTTTGATTCGTCGTAAGTTAAGGTAACGAATTGTGATGTGTTGCTTACTTGGCCATGTTTTGTTAATCGGAAACTCCACCCCGAAATCCTTCTCTTTTGACAGGGTGGACATTTCCCACATGGAAAAGGAATGTAGCCCATCGTGACTCCATTCACTATTTCCATTTTTTTGTAGTAGGGTGTTATACATCTTGTTGACATGTTAGAAATTTGGAGTTCCAAATTTAGGCATTGGCCTAACTGCTTTTATTTTGTGCATTATTTGACAATATAAATTGTCCTCTCCGTCCTGGACTGCGAAAATTCTTTCGACTTGGTCAGGATCGCATTCTATAAATGCTTGGTTTAATGCTGGTTGTGTTGCAAATATTCTTCCTAAATGCCAGTAATCTAATACTGTCCTGAAATCTCCCGCTACGCGTGAAGGTTGATATTTGTATTCGGCATAACGTGGAACGTATCCGAATGTATCTTCTGCTGTTGCTGTATATGCGTATAGCTCGTTATTTGTTACGGCTTGCTCGCCAATGTGGGCGAATGAAGGCCAGAAGAAATCTAATGGATCTGATTTAAGATATGTTTTTGGTATTCCTTGTTGATATGCAGGCTGTGGCATTACGGACATAATACCGATAATGTATCCATGTTCTTCACAAAAATAATTACCATATTTTCCTGTTGATACTGCTACTCCGTGTCCAGCCATATTACCTTGAGCTTCTTCTGCTGTTGCTGATGTGTTTAATACTTCTGAAATAATAACTGGTGTTTTTAATCCTGTTATATATTCTGGTCTTTGTAATCTTTTATCTGATGACCTTACACCGAAATGCATTAATATGTTTTCGATGTATCTTGTTCCGCCTCTAGCGTTTTTTTCTAACCATTCTTGTAATCTAAATGCTCTACGTAAATCATTTATTGTAGTAGGTGATATATCTATATCTGTTGTTTTAGCAAATACTTCTGCTGCTGTTCCTTCTGCAGCACTTTGTCCTAATGTATTAAAATCTACTAATGTATTTGATGTATTATATGCTGCAATTCTTTGATTAGCTGCACCAACTTCTAATGAATTAAATTGTACTGGTACGTCAATATCGATTGATCCAATTGGAATATCTACTGCTGTTCCTTTTTGTGCAAAGGGTAGGGATGCTGTAAAATAATCGTGTTCCCATGCTCTTTGACGCATTTTTACTAAATCGACTACGTCTCCTGTGTTATTTCCATCTGCTAATGCATAGTCTACTTCTGATACTAAATTCTCGTCTCTATAATATTCGTTATATATTGCTTGATAAGCTGCTATTGGTAAAGCATTTAATGCTTGTGTAATTCCTGTTCCATTGTTTGGGGGTACTCCCATATAATCTAGGAATTTTTTTTGATCTGCTGTAAAGTCGTCTGTGTAGTTTATGTATGGTAATGGGTTAGGAGTGTTTGCGTCTACTATATATTTTTCCCAGTTTTCCCATGTTAATCTGTTTGGTACAAAGAAATAGTGTACTGATACGTCCATGCGGTGCATGACGGGTGCGACCATAGGAGCGAATCTAATAAGACTATCGCAGCCTATTTGAAAGCTGTCGCCTGGTACACATTCTGTTACTAGTACTGGTGTTAAGTTGCCCATTTTCATAGACATTTTTACGTCATGACTTAAGTCGAAGACGTTTTTTTTCGGTTTTTCTACTTGTACCGAGTTGAAGATGTTTTTTCCCATTTTTGTTGGTTTTTTGTTGATAAGTTTTTGAATTAAAGACGAATTCCGCCACGACTAACATAGTACGTGCGTAGTTTTTTGCTTTTTCCTTTAGAGTAGGTTCCTCTTTTTTTGTAGCTTTTGCTACGTTTTCTGTAGGCCATGTGTTTGATTTTTAATGGTTTATAATTCTATTTAACATAATGTTTTGCTTATAATTAACATTTAGTTAATTGCGTATAAGTAAGTTATGATTTTTATTTGATATTTTATTTTAATCCCCTACCCTAGGGGTTTATTTTAATAATGCTGATACTAATATTTTTACTAATGAAGATGATAATGGGCCTGCGGCACCAACATAGTCATCTATTTGTTGTTTCCATTTTGCTTCTATTGCTGTTATATTGTTTTTGGATATTTGGCCTGCTGTAATAGCTTGTATTTGTTGAGCCATAAATCCTTTTAATGCTGTTTCTGCTTGTACATTGTTTCCCATCATCATTTGATATTGTCTTGATGCTATTGTTGATTCTATTTGTTCTTCTAATAATTTATATTTTGGTGCGTACATGTCTTGTGATAATTTTGACATTTTTATATCCTCTATAAATTTATTTGTTTGTTCTTTTACTCTTTGATTATTTATACCAGGTGATAATGATCTATCTGGTAATGTTTGTTCTTTATACAAATTATCTAATTCTAGTCCTTTAATTTGTTTTTTTTGTATTTCTAATGCGTTTTGTTGTTGTTGTACGCCAAAGTATTGAGATACTATTTGTCCTCCGTCAATTTGTGGTGCGTTTGGCGACCATGATTTTGTGTCTGTTGATCGTACGGGTTGTGATATTGAGTTAGCACCTCCACCATATATAAGGTGGGGGGATAGTCCCGCTTCTTTTAATCGTGCCATTTGTTGTAGTGGTGCGTTATACTCGTTTGTTCTTGCCCAGTCCGCTAATGCGTCTGTGCGTTGTTTTTGGTACATCGCTTCGTTCCACTGGCGAGTTTTTTTGTTTAGGGATCCTTGTGTTATTGCGTTTATACCTGTTGAGGCTAATGATGCTGCTGCTGTGATAGTTGCTGGATCCATTTTATTTGTGTTTTGTGTGTTCATTGACTCTAGGTCGTTTTTTTGTGTTATTCGTGCTTTTGTCCTTGTCGTACCTTCGCGTCCTTTTTTACTCATTTACACTGGTTTTTTAACCTAGTGTCAATTAGCACTAATATATCAAGTAGTATTAGTGCTTTTCTGCCGCGCTTCGCTTGCCTTCCACTTTGTCGGGG